AGTATGTGTTTCCCTTTATTTGGAAGAAAGGATGCCTATTTTGATCCTATTCTCGACACTTTCGGAAAGATCCTCAATTACGTTTGGCCCCAAAGTGTTATTGACGAGCGCAATCGTCTCAAAGCTTGTTGGCAAAGAGGTGAGCGTGCTTACCCGATCGTTTGTAGCTTTCTTAAGAATGAAGTGAAAGATCTTTCTTCGGATAAGGTGAGAGTTTTCCAGGGTGCAAATGTTTGTATGACTATGAACATACGAGAGTTGTTTCTTCCTATTGCTTGTGAGCTTCAAGAGAGAAATGAGTTGTCCGAGATGGCAATTGGTGTTGATCGTATGTCTCCAGGTTGGCAACGCTTAATGGATCATGTCCGAAAGTATGATAAAGAGCATGTCCTTGCCTGGGATTACAGCAAATATGATGCTCGAATGAATGCTCAAATGGTTGGAGCAGCTCTTCGAGTTTTAATCAAATTTGCGAAGAAATGCAATTATACAGAGGAGAATATTCGGATTATGGAGAACATGGTTTCCGATATTGTTCATCCTTTGTGTGATTACAATGGGGTATTGATGATGTTTTACGGTTCCCACCCTTCAGGGAACCCACTTACCGTTATTTTAAACAGCATTGTCAATAGTCTCTATCTTCGCATCGCATTCTTTCATATCACAGGTTTGGATACTTCTTTTAGAGAACATGTTTCTCTTCTCACTTATGGCGATGATGGTATTGCCACAGTCGAAGATTCTATCAAGAATATTTTCAATTTCACTGCTCTTCGAAATTTTCTCCATGAGCATCGCATTAAGATCACCCTTCCCGACAAATCTGATAACGTTCGTGAGATCACGTGGTCCGAAGCAGATTTTCTCAAATGCACAAGCGTTTATGTTCCAGAAATAGGACATGAGCTTGGGGCTTTGGAAGAAGATTCAATTTTCAAAAGACTGTACATGAATGTTGACAGTAGGGAAGCTTCGCCCCATGAGGTTGCTGCAAATTGTGTGGCTGATTCTCTTGCAGATTGGTTCGTATATGGGGAGGCTGTGTATGAATCTAGAAGAGAGAAACTGCAAGAGGTGTGTAG